CCAGACGGTTGTGGTACATTTACAAGTAATATGGGTATGTTAGTAAGTAAACCGGCACAAGGTTTTGGTATGAGAAGTTGGAGATATTCTGCTCTTGTAGAAGATGGTCTTGTAACTAGATTTAACCAAGAACCAGGATATAATCATCAATCAGTAGACGCTGACCCATACGTTAGGTCAGACCCACAAACTATATTAGCGACTATTAGTGTATAATATTTTTTCAACACCTATCTTTATTGATGATATTGATTTAAGTAAAGTTAATTTATTATCTGAAAGTTTTAAGGCACAATGGGAATCCAATACAACATCATCACATGGAGAAACCAATACACTTAAACAAGAAGAAGTAAAGTATTTACTAGACACTATAGTAAAAAATTTAAATGAGTTTATACAAGACCCATTTGAAATATCATTAACACAGATGTGGAGAAATAAATATAAACCAGGTGACTTTCAGGAGAAACATGCACATGTAAAACATAGTTTTTCTTTTATTATCTATGAACAGGTAACTGAAAGTAAAACTGTATTTGTACACCCAATACAACAACTGTTATTAGAAAAATATGGATATGATAAAGATGATAAAATGGAATGTATATTCAATCATCAACATGAACCTAAATGTAAAGCAGGTCAAATCATTATCTTTCCTAGTTACTTAGAACATTTTGTAAGAAGTAATGACGAAGAAACAATTACAGTTGCAGGTAACATAAAGTTAAATATAAAATGAGAGACGGATACAACATATATAAAAAATACTTAGCAATCAAGTTACATTTTTCAAAAGATGAGTTTGATTTTTTTAAGTATGGAGGAGAAACGAAAGCAAAGTATGAAACATTTATTAAGCGTAATGACAGATATTTCTTTGTCAAGGCAGCCAGAAAGTATGGCAATGATATTGTTGATTATTTTGTTGCTAACTTCATAGGCAACAAAACAGATTATATCAAAGATTTTAGCGAAGATAATTATTTAGAGTGGCGAAAAAGAATAGATGGTTTAACATATTACTTTAAGTTAGATATGGAAAAACTATTGAAGAAAACTGATGGTAACTTTGATAAGATATTTAAATGTTATCGTGGTCAACACCCACCGTTAATTAAAATGTATTTGGCAAAAAAGATTACATTAGAAACATTATGTATATTAGAAACAATGCTAAACTACACAAGACAGTTTGATAGAGATATAGATGAGACTTATGTATATCCTACAATTAAAAGAAGAATGAAGAAGTATCAACCTTTCATAAAGTTTAATCCAACAAAGATGAAACTAGAATTAAGGAAGATGTTAAGTGATTAAAGGTTGCGTTGGGTTTTCGTACAAACACGGATATCCATGGATAGGACATATGATACTAGTAAGAGGAAAGAGAACAATAAACATACCATTATTATATCCGTTATATTTGCTGTTGACTTTTATGTGGAGACATGATATAATGTTTACTAAAACAAGAGATTTTTAAATGATACAAGAACATCATGTAATTGGAAATGGCGAAAGTAGAAAAGATTTAAATGTTAATGAACTAGATGGCACGACCTATGGTTGTAATGCCATTTATAGAGATTACTATACAGACTATCTATTCAATAAGGATAAACCTATTCAACATGAAATACTTGATAGTCAATGTTGGAAAGATAGAAAAGTAATTATACAAACTAGATGGTTTGGTCAAGGTCATTATAACGAGGCATATGGTACAATGTCATTATGGAAAGATATGTTAGGTACAAATGATTTTACAGATTGTGGTTCAGCGGCACTTACATATGCCAGTACGAGAGCAAAGTCTTTTGGTGGTGTTGTAAACATGTATGGTTTTGATTTTGATAAAGCAGATACAACTTATGTAAATAACATATATAAAGGAACACCTAATTATTCTGATAGAGTAAATCAACGCAAAGGTGTCACTAAAGAATTTTTAGAGTGTATAGAAAAATTTAAAGATGTACAGTATGTTTATCACGGTGATAAATTACCTGACTTGTTAACAAAATATGAGAATGTAAGATGAAATTATTAGGTATTAGATTATGTGACCACGATAGTAATATTACAATTACAGATGGCACTAAGGTACAATATCATAAAACAGAAAGACACTATGGTGTTAAACATCATCATTTGCCATTTGAGAAATTAAAAGATTATCTTACTGAAAAAGGTATTGACTTATCACAAATAGATGACGCAGCTATTGTAGTTGATGAACAAAACATAGAGAAGGTACATAGTTTAGTACAGTTAGGTCTTAAATGTAAAATAGAAAAAATAGACCACCATTTAGCACATGCATTGAGTGTCTGGCCGATATCTAACACGGAAGAAAATACAACAGATTTTATATTAGATGGTTATGGTGACTATAAAGTACATCACACAATTTTAAAATACCAAAAAAGAAAACATGTAGAGTGGAACTTAGATGAAATGAAAAGTCTAGGTATGCAGTTTGGTGAGTTTGGTGCTAATATTGGAATGAAAGGTAATGATATAGACTTTGCAGGTAAACTTATGGCATTGAAAAGTTGGTATTCAAAAGATGTACAGTTTTGTAATTCTTTAAATAATATACACTTTGTTAATGTACAAGAAATATTTAATTTTAATAGATGGATTGAACATAAAGGTTCTAGGTATGTGGCAGAGAATACAAAGGTAGAATGGTTTGCTAATTTACATATGTGGTTAGAAAGTACAATTACAAAGTATTTTAAATTGTATGCTAAACCAGATGATAAGATATCTTTTTCAGGTGGCGTGGCACAAAACATATGTTTTAATGAACAACTAGGTAAGTATTTTAAAAACTTATCAATACCACCTCATGCTAATGATGAAGGATTATCTTTAGGTGCAGTTGAGTATTTAAGAAAAAAACATAATTTAGAACACTTTGACAACTCAGGTTTCCCTTATTGGCAATCAGATGAGGCACCAGAAACTACAGCGAGTTCGTCAACAATCAAACAAAGTGCTGAACTGTTAGCACAAGGTAAAGTATTAGGTTGGTATCAAGGACATGGCGAAGTAGGACCTAGAGCATTAGGTAACAGGTCAATCTTAATGACGCCATGTATAGGTTCAAAACAAAGAGTAAACGAAATAAAACAAAGAGAAGATTATAGACCATTTGGTGCGTCTGTACTTAAAGATAAAGCGCATATATATTTTGATATAGAAGATAGTCCACACATGTTATATTCTTGTAATGTAAAAGATGATAGATTAAAAGAAGTAACACATGTTGATGGTAGTTGTAGACCACAAACAGTTGATGGTAACAATCCTGTCTTTGAAGAATTATTATATGAAGTTGAGAAGTTAACAGGTCTACCTGTGTTATTAAATACATCTTTAAATATACAAGGTAAACCTATCTGTGGTAATATAGAACAAGCAAAACAAATTAAAGGACTAGACAATCTAGTAATTGGTAATGACACAAGAAGTTAAAATATTAAAATACGATATTACTAATTTTGTTGCATGTCCTGTACTTCATGCTAAAACAGATTTTAATTTAAATGAACGAGAAGATTTTATATTAAGAGAAATGGCAGGTTTTAAAGATATACCTAAAGATGAAAAATATGGCGTTAATGTATCTGGTAATCATACACTACTTGACACATATGGTATGGAAAGAGTAAGAGACTATATTGTAAACTTTACAAAAGAGTATGTAAGAAACACTTTAAAAATAAAACAAGAATTTTATTTAACGAGTAGTTGGGCAACAAAAAATCTTAAAGGTGATAGACACCACGGACATACACACCCTAATACATTATTGAGTTGTGTATATTATTATAAAGCAACAAGTGGTAAACTCACAGTATCAACAGACCGTAATGGTTTGTTTCCTAACTTTGATTTTAATTTTGATTATGATGAATGGAATAATTACAATGCTAAATCGTGGACATTTGATGTACAGACAGGAGATATATTATTGTTTCCAGGTTACTTAAATCATTTTTCTACACCTAATGAAAATGATGATGAAAGAATAATAATTGGTGCAAATTTTTTTACGAGAGGCAAATTTGGTACATACGACAATACAGACTTGATAGAGATTAAATAATGTTTTATAAGACACACTTAAACTGGACAGATGAATTTGTTGAAAACAATATACAAGTTATAGAAGATAACTATAGTATGTGGCCGACAAGAAACAGATGGAATTGTAATGTACATGCTGTACACGATAATGATGAAGATGTACCAGGTATTGATTTTACATATCTAAGAAACAAGTACGAAGACTTAGCAGTTGAAGTTGCAAAACATTATAATATGAAAGAATATCATTTAAGTGATTTATGGTATAACTACTATAAAGAAGGACAGTACCAAGAACCACATATGCATGACGGACACGGTGGTGTAACAGCAGTACACTATATGTTATTTGATCCTAAAGAACATAATCTAACAGAATTTACGGATGGTGATAAGTCACCAGACATACAACAAGGTGATATATTATTCTTTGATTGTCACAAAGAACACTATGTACCACAAAACAAAAGCACTAAACCTAGATTAACAGTTGCATTTACAATTACAAAACATGACATACGATAAGAAATTGAACGATAAAATAAAAGAATTAAACTCAACAAGAGTGTTTAAGAAGATAACACCTAAGTACGATTTATCTTGGTATGTTAAATGGGTATCAAGTGTATTGATATTATTAGCAGTATCTAGTAGAGCTGCAGGTGGTTTACATATGTGGGATTTAGGGTTTAGTTTAGTAGGCACGATTGGTTGGTTATGGGTAGGTATACTATGGCATGACCGTGCATTAATTATGTTAAACGGTGCTCTTGCAACATTATTGTTTACAGGTATTATGAAGGCATTTTTAACATGACAGAACCTACAATTAACTTATTTGTATTAGGTAATGGCGAAAGTCGTTATGGCATATCAGTACATAATTTACAACGTCAAGGTAAAGTATGGGGTTGTAATGGCATGTATAGAGATTATGACCTAGATGGTTTGATTGCAGTTGACCCTATGTTAGAACATGAAATATACAGGTCAGGTTATGCACATAAACATCAAGTTTGGTTTAGAGATTGGGATAGTATGCCTGCTGACCACTATGATATGATGAAAGAAGCATTTGTAGGTAAAATGGAAAATGCTAAGATAAGAGAACATGGTGAGAAATCAGATAGTTTTGTTATACATGGTCAAAGTGCCATAAATCAAAAGAGAATTACAGAAAGATGGAAAGGCGATGGTTACGAAAACGTTTATTGTACATGGTTAAACGGAGGTGACAATGTGTCGCAATTGAAAGAATTAATGGTAGATGTTGATGGCGAACCTAGGGATATGGGTTGGTGCTCTGGCGCTAGTGCCATGTATGTTGCATGTAAAGTAGAACAACCAAAGCGTTGTTATTTACTAGGTATGGATATGTATAGTCAGACAGATAAGGTCAACAATCTATACAAAGGTACACAAGGTTATGTTTCTGCTGAGGAAAGTGCATTGATACCAGAGAATTGGGTCATACAAAAAGCAAAAGCAATGATGAGATTTCCAGATATAGACTTCATCAAGGTACAAGGAGAAGGATACCAAGAGATTCCAGAGTGGGAATCCGTGCCAAATGTACGATATATGAACATAGAATATTTTAAAAAAAAATTTATATTAGAGCTTGACAATGAGCAAGTTTTATGATATAATAGAGATATCTTATAAAGGCAATATAGTTGCAACTTTATTGCTGCTACTGGCTGAACAACAATTAAGAGGTTGTAAGGCATGGATAGAGAGGGTTATGGGCGAATGCTTGAAGACACTCTATTCAGTTGTAAGTAGGGACCACCTGTAAAACAGATTGGACTCTTCCCGGAAGCTTGGGGGTAAACCAATAAATCCCTCGTAGCATAAGATAACTTGTATAAATAATAATGTCGCTAATATAGACAATACAAATATAACGAATACAACAAAAGGAAAATATATGTCATTCGCAAATCTAAAAAGAAGTCGTGGCAACTTTGACAAGCTAACCAAAGAGTTAGAAAAAGTTGCAACTCCAACTACAAATCAAAATTCATCAGGAGACGAAAGGTTCTGGAAACCAGAACTTGATAAAACTGGTAATGGTTTTGCCGTTATCAGATTTTTACCTGCCGTTGAAGGTGAAGAATTACCTTGGGCAAGAGTATGGTCACATGCTTTTCAAGGACCAGGTGGTTGGTACATTGAAAACAGTTTAACTACACTAGGTCAAAAAGATCCAGTTTCAGAGGAAAACACAAAGTTGTGGAACACTGGTAGTGACGCTGATAAAGAAATCGCTAGAAAAAGAAAAAGAAAGTTATCTTACTTTACAAATATTTTAGTTGTTTCAGACCCTAAACATCCTGAAAATGAAGGTAAGGTATTCTTATACAAGTTTGGTAAGAAAATCTTTGACAAGGTTACAGAAGCTATGAAACCTGAATTTGAAGATGAGAAGGCAATCAACCCATTTGATTTTTGGGAAGGTGCAAACTTTAAATTAAAAATCAGAAAAGTTGATGGTTATTGGAACTATGACAAATCTGAATTTGAGGGTGTGTCGCAAGTGAAAGAGTCAGATGAC